CTTTTTCCTCCCTTAGTTTTAAAGCCTCTAATTCAAGTCCTTTTTTCTCCTCCTTAATACTTTCTACTTGAACCTTAATATCTTCTATCTCCTTTTCAAAGGCTCCAACTAACCCCTTAAGTTTATCCGTTTCTGCTTCATATACAGAGTTCTCTTTTTTTAAATCCTCTACTCTAACACTTATTGTGTTATACTCCTCTAGTCTTTTATTATAAGCACTGTCTGTTATTTTTACCATTTAATTATGCAAATAATTTAACCGTTACTGTTGATGCACTCCCACCTGTTGATATAAAAATCTTATGGACTGACATATCAGCTTCAAAAGGTGTAGTTGCCGTAACAGTTATAATATCATTTGAAGCCGAGTTTAACCTTATATATGTAGTTGCGCTAGCCTCTATCCTTATCTTTCTACATCTCTTAACTGTATTAAAGAGAGTTGTTATACCACCAGCGTCCGTTATATCAACGGTTGCTGTAGCACCTGCGATATTTATTGAAGCGCTTTTCCACTCATAAGACCCAGAGTCTCCTAATGTTTGATTTGATGCAATTGTTACCATTGTTCTTTTAAAATAAGCTTAACCGTTATTAAACGTTATGTATTCTATACATAATATTAACCGTTAACCGCCCAGCTGCTGTTCCTGGATTGGTCCAAGCAGTACTCTTAAGGTTTAATGCACTGTTTGCTGTGAGTTTAATATCTGCAGCACTTAAAGCGTTGACATAAGCAATGTCGTCTTCTGAGTCTCCTAATAAGTCTGCCTTTGCTATTGGGGCAGTCATTGCTGTGGTTCCCTGTCTTATTACTAAGTCATCTCCACCACCCGTATAAGCTGCCGTATCAAAATCATAAGACAAAACCGCACTTACAAACTCTAGTATTTTTCCTGTCCCTGCTGCCGGTACTAGTGTGTAACCACCTGTACTACCAACATCTCCAACATCTGTTCCTACTATATCATCAGCGTCAAGTACTACTACCGCTGTTTGAATGGTATTAGGAGCTAAGATTGCAGAGGTAACAGCATCTGCTGCTAGCTCCGCTGTTCCTATAGAACCTGCCGTAGCTTGTATGTCTGCTGTAATGGCACCTGCTGAGGTTATTACCTCGGTTCCATTTATTTTTAAACCACCACAATCAATTGGTTGTGATGTGTGAAATCTATCACTCATGTTATTATTTCTAAAATATTAACTAATCTGTTTTCCTCTATTTTCCCGTAGAGTCAACTTAGTTTTTCGGGTTTGGCGGAGTTATACTCCCCCGCCATGAGTGTTGTCATTGGAGTGTCCAATGATTTAACAACTTAGCTTACGAGCTATACGTTGAGCCATCGCCGAGCGAACCTACTATACCCTGCCATCCGGAAATTCCGTAAGCATAGACGTCTGCTACCTTAGCATACATAACGTCAGTATCTTCATCTTCCCATGCTTTAACTTCAAAGTTCTGAAGTTGTTTAAACTTCAAAAGCTTCTTAGCAAATGATGGGTCAATTAAGAAGTATCTCTTGTCGTAAGTTACCCTGTCAGTAGAAGTTGTTTCGCCTCTGTTGTAAGCAAATCTCCATGAGATGTATGGGTTAACCAATACGTCTACATTTCTACCTTTAAAGTAGTTGACTGATTCGTCTACACTTCCAGGAACCTTATCACATTCTGCAATTTGTAATGCTTCCTCTCTGTTATAAGGGGTTACCATTAACAAAAGTTTACTCTCTAATCCAATGTTAAGAGGAATACCCTTGTTAGAGAATACCTCATACATAACATCTTCTAAATCCTTTAATGCATCATAAGAAAGAGCATCTTGTACTCCATCTAAGAATGTATTTCTCTGAGCTGCTCCACCATCTTTTCTTGGATGTTGAACAGAAATCAAAGGCATACCATCACCATATAAAACGGCGTTGTTAAATGCATTTCTAAACACTGAAAAGGCGTTTATATCCCTTCCCTGAGCTGCTTTTCTTGCAAGCTCTCTCGACATATCCTCTGCTTGAGCGATACTATACTGGTCTACTTTGTTAAGTAAACTAGAAATAGCCATCTTTCTCTTATAAGTGTTTAGCTCATATCTCCAGGTGTACCCTATTAAGAGTTCATCTTCTGGTGATGCGGCTGATTCACCTACTAGTTCGGGATAGTCAATGCCAGACCAACTTGAGTCGTCCTCAAAGAGTTTGTTTGTGGTTTCAACTGAGAATACTTTATTATATAATGATTTAATCATTACATTGTCAGCTTCCTCTTGAATCCAAACCTCAACTCCTGGTGCGGTTAGTTCTGGGTATGTTGTTGTCATCATAGCCATTGCTATCTAAAAATCAAAATTAATTATTAAGCTTGTACAGCTCCGTTAGTTTGGTTTTCTACCAACTTAACATCTACAAAATTACCTTTACCAGGTTGTCCTACAATTAAGAACTGTAGTTGATTTGTTGCGTGAGTGTTACTCTCATCGAGTTTTCTCTCGTCTGTGGTTAATACGTCTATGTAGTAACCTACTTTATCAGAACCAGTTGTGGTTCCTAATGCTGCATCGGCCTCTGCTCTTATTACGTCTCCAGGTAATATTGGTTCGACCAAAGCCTGAACCTTCTTGTCTGTTACGTTGTCTGCAGCAGCGGTATATGAAACGCCGTCTACTAAAGTACCATCGTAATCTCCTGGGAGAGCATTCTCTAATGGTGTGCTACCTCCGTCTGCAACAAACCCCTTACATATTCCGTAAATAGGGTCTGATGTTGCGTCGGCTCCGTCCACCCCACCAGCAACTACTTTAACAACACCACCGTTGAATACGGTTGCACTGTTTATTATTAGCCACTTTTCAAGAGGTCTACTTGATGCACCATCTGCATATTTTACAATTTTCATTATACAAATGTGTTAAATTATCTATCTCTTTTGTGCCAATCTCTCGGCGTATTTTCTTCTTAACTCATTGACTGCTTCTCCTTTGAGTCCCTTTCTCTGGGCTTCTGCTTGGATGAATGCCTCGTCTCTGGGCGGAAGCTTTATTGTCTCTTCAGACCTGGCACTTCCACCAGCAATTCCTCGGCTTATTCCACCAACCATAGTGTCCCGGACCCCCTCGTTATAGCCCTCGTCTATGAGTGATTCAGGTTCTAAAAGTCTCTTTCTTGCAACTGCCAAAGCCTCAGCAGGTTTGTAGCCAAACTCTTGGTCTAACATTGCCGCCGTTGCTCTTATAGATTCCTGTACTAGTGGAGGAAGTTTTTTATTCTCCTCTCTACTAAAGAATTCTCTAGTTGCATTAGCCTGTTCTTCCCATCTCTCTCTTTCTTGAGAGTCCAGTCTGTTCATCCATGCCTGCCTGACAGGGTCTTCCTGTCTAGGTATCTGGTCCAAGGATGGAGCTGGCGTACTGCCGGTTTGCTCTGTTACCGCATTATTGTTCTTATTAAGAAGCTTAGAAGGTGCTATCTGAGTATCATAGATATTCATATAGTACTCCTTTTCCTGCGGAGAGAGCCCTTGCTCATTGATAAACTCCTCGTAAGTTTCTCTTGTTTTAGTGATTTGAGCTAAAAGCCTTTGCTGATGTTCCTCAGCTAATTGTTTATACCTTTCAGCCTCCTCTTTTAAACGAGCCGCCTCTTTGGAGCTATCACTGTACCTTTTCTTCCAGTCTATGTTTTCGACTTCTTGAGATAAATTAGCATTTTCCTCGTTACCACTCTCAAGTGTGGAGGAGGACTCTGTAGTGGCCTCTGGAGTTACTGTTTGTTCAACAGAGTCCATGGCCTGCTTTTCTACTTCTGCCATTTTAATTTGTTAAAGAATTTAATTGTCCATAAGGGCTATTGTCACCGTCCGTACTCGCGAGTTTACGGCCAGTACAATAGCCTTTATGGTTACTATAGTATTATACTACAGGTCCATGTTAATTGTCAAGCCCCTCTCTTATTTTTTCTACTTCTTGTATAAACCAAAGTAGAGCACCAGTACCAAATTTAAGCTTGTTTGCAAGAGCTAACATCTTATCTTTATCTTCTGCTGGCGCTATCATTATCTCTCTTTCTGTCTCTAACACAAATGTGTTTACCATATCTTTTACTAATGGCCACCCTTCGGTCTTTGCCATCTCTGCAACCTTCCTTCTATTCTCTTTTATTTCCTCTTTAGTATATTTTTCCATTACTGGTTTATTAAAAATTTAAATTACATTACCATTCCACTTGAAATCTGTCCAGTCATATCGGCCTGGGAAAGGTTATTTGGAACTGGCATACCACTTCCTGTTGGGTTAGGAAGTCCTCCCTCTCCATTTACTGTTGGAATTCCGGGCTGTCCAGTGACTGGCATTTGTGTTTGTGGCTGTACTGGCATTCCAATATTTGGTTGTTCCTGCGCCACCATCTGTTGATTAACCTGTGTTATTGCATCTGATTCTGAAATAGCAGCATCAGCAGCCTGGTCTGCATAAAGGTTATCTATTCTCAAATGCTCTGTTAAGACTTTTCTATATTTCTCTACCGAATCTGCCAACATTAATATCTGTGGGTCTTGTGTCTCTTTCATCATAGCAAACTCAGGCTGAGATACAGCGTCATTAACCCTCTTCAACTCCATTGCGTGTGTATATCTATGTGCTACTGGCTCTCCTGGCCTTCCAGGGACTATAATACCCTTCTGCATTTCTTCCTGTTGCTTCATAGCCTGCCTTACCTCCTCTATCTTATCCTCATCATCGTCTATTAAGAGGTCCTGGTCAGACATACCCATTTCTTTTAAGTACCACTTTGTAAGTTTTCTAATATCTATAACTGGGGTTATACCATCTTTTCTCATAACTCCTCTTTCTCCTGCTAATTGTACAAGCTGTGGCAAAATCTCTTCCGCCTTTCTCATCTTAAATGCCTGAGATATAGGTGATACAAAGTCTGGATTTATATAAACCCTAGGCTCCCCTTCCCATTTAAACATCTCCTTTTCAAGGGGAATTATCTTTGCACCCTTTATTTCTCGTGTGTTATAGTTTCCATTCTTGTCTTTATAAAGCTCCATGTCCTCAAGCCTCAGTTCTCTCATTTGTTTCTTATCAAACTCCAGAGAGGCTTTCTTACTTGGCTTGCTATAAAACTGAGAAACCCTGCTTATAAGTAATCTTCCCCAATCAGTCATTCCAAACATAAGGTTGTCAGCATACATATTCACCATGTCGGAAATATTCTCCTTCATAGTCAGTGTGTTTGTTGCTGGGGTTGAAGACATTGGTAGTACCATTCCCTGAGGGTTAACACCAGTATTCATAATAGCTTCGTCCTTTAGCTCTTCACTTATTCTAAACGAATCAAATGGAATACTTGGCAAATCTAGTGGTCTAACCTGACTTACATCACCAACCTTAATAAGCATATTAGGTTCCATCCTATCCCACTGGTCATCAACATCTCCAAAGATAGTTGCACCAACAAATGTAGGCGGATTAGTAGCAAACTTAATTCTGTTCAATCTTGCATTTCTAATTGCAGAATCCTCAGCAGCCAATTGAATTGTTACATCTCCAGCACTCATTCCATAAAAACTTCCAGGATGTCTTATAAAGTGAAATGCTACAAATGGAATTTGTTTATCTATATAAGGAATAGGTCCTTCTTTTAGAAGTATATCTTCATAAATAATAACCTCCGAATCTGTCTCTACATTGTAATAGTATATAAGCTCTCCATAACCCTTTTCTGCATCTCTAGGAGGCCTGAAGAATGGGCTACTGAAACTCTCTGTATTTCCAACATTATCAATTTTATCTAGGTTCTTTATACTAGCATCTCCCTGGAACATTAGTTTTACCTGCGCAGGGGTTACGTATAAAATTCCAGCGGCATCAGTTGCGGCATGACTAGTGCCATGTAAATACTGGGCGTTAGGGTCTATATAAAAATCCCTTATATCCCAAGGAACAAAGTCTATGTCTTCAAAGTCTACTATAACTTTCTTCTCAAACTGGGGTTCTGGTATTAATCCGTTCTTTAAATCCTTCCTTTTAATATCTATATCCTTTGGAAACATTACCTCCCTTGTCCTAATCGTATACGGAATGTACGCTATGGAAGTTCCAAATATTTTAGCCCTCTTAGAAGTGTCTAGAAACTTATATCTTACATCTGTATTCCTTCTAAGGTAATCGTCTATCATGTATTTATAAACAAGTGCCCTACCCTTCTTTTCATCCTCTTCATTTCTAGCTTCGACCAGGAAGCTTATTTCCTGCCTTCTCTCTTTTGCATCTAAGAACGCTATTGTCCTATAGGAAATACTGGATTTAAGATTACTCTCCCAGTTATCCGTATCGTCATATTCAGCCCACATGAGGTAATCCTTTTCCATTAAATCCCAGTGCTTATCCCAACTTCTAGAACCATCAAAATTTACAAGATTACAAGAGTTCTGCCTAGCATTGTACATCTGTTGTATTCTGTTCTTTACCTTTCCAACAATCTTCCACTCGTACTTATTAGACCAAATCTTGTAATTACTTACATAATCTTCAGCTGGTCCATCTAGGTAGCTCTCTAAAGTAATAGCTTTTGACTTACTCATGTTTTTATATGTTTAACTCAATCTTATATTCTACACTTTTTTCTCCTCAGTGTCAAGTGTTTCGTCTAAAATCACTGGTTTATAGTGGTGAGTGACTTGAATTGACTCAATCTCTCCATTAATTACCTTGATAACCACCTCTCCGAACTTTAATTTTTCAAATATTCTGTCGAGGTCTTGAAGTTTTACAGAACTAGGGAACGACGATTCCCCTAGTTCTATTACTTCATATACGACTTCGTTAAGCTTTGGCTTCTTCATCTTTAACCTCCTTTTTATCTTTTCTTGATTCTCTCTCTTTAAGAATCTTTTCATCTTCTTCGTTTTCTGGAATATACTCCTCGGCAACTAACCTGTGAACATAACTCTCTTTCTTTCCAATAGTTCTTCCTTCACTGTCCTTTATCCTTGTATACTTCTTATTAAAGACCCCCTTTAGATATTCCCACTGGGGCTCTGTAACATCTGCAAACATTGTTGCCCTTTTAAGAGAATCTTTGGTCTCTTCATAAGGAGGAAGTACTACCATAATTCCAGCAGCCTTCTTAACCTCCTGTTCTCTAGCAATATCCTTTTCATTTAACAGGTCATTAGTTGCAAAAGCGTCTGCTTGTTCTTGTGTCCAATATTCCCTAGGAATATAAAACTTAATTGTTAATTTATTTCTAAGCTCGTCTAAGATTTGTTTCTTAGGTTTTGGCTCCAGGGTCTCTTGTGTCTTCATTACAGACCTTCCCCTGTTAATTACTTCTACCTCTTTAGAGGTAAACTTGTTCCATCCTATCTGGAACTTTGCTGTAGCTTCCCTTAGTTTATCTTCTGGAGCCTCATCCAGATTCGTTATATGACACTCTAGGGCTAGCCGATTGTTCTTTATACGAACTTTCATATAAATATAAATAATAATTTAAATACGTTAATAACCCGTAATCGGGTTTCTTACACGTCTAGTATGTTTAACGACATACTGGTCTCCCACAGGGCTGTGGTATTGAATCACATATCTGAGGGCGTCCATTGCATCGTCAAATATTTTTCTAGGAGCGTCTTTTCTTTTATTAGCAAGCCTCATCATTTCATCTACCTCAATAGCACTATCGTCGTAACCATACCAAGAATAGTTTTCAAATTCCCTTATAGTATTTACACAGTTTCTGCATACAAACAACTTTGGCCTATTTGTAATGGGGTCTATTTGTAACCTCTTTCTAACCGCACTTATTCCTTCGTCTACACTATCAGAACCTTTTAGTGTTGGGGTGATATAATAACCTTTAGATGCATAGTCTAATATTGTTTGCTTAGCCTGACTATCACCTATCCTCTTTACTCTCTTTCTTATTAGTGGCATTGTCCACTTATCCTCCTTTGCAACAAGTGCACTTATATGCCTGTCTGTTGTCCACTCACTTTCATAATGTTCGTCTACCACATAAGCAGTATCTGAAACGTGGTCAAACATAACAAAAACAGCAGCTGTCGGGTGAGACGCACCAAAGTCTATACCAATCTCAAGCGTCCACCTACTAGGAATATTCTTCGGCTCTATTGGGTCTATTACATGAATATCCCTACTAAATTCTTTATACACCAAACCACTCCTCTTTTTAAACTCTGCCTCATATTCTTGAGAATATAAGTCCTCCCCAACCTCTCTTTTTGCCGCCTCAAGTTCTTTCTCTGTAATGTAAGGGTTTACCTTTGTTGGCATCTTCCAACACTCCCAGCCTTCATCTCTATGAGATTGCGCGTAGTCGTATAATTCAAAGAAGTGATTATATCCACGAGGAGTGCTTATAAAAATTGCCCACCCCTGTTTATCAGACAGTGCAGGTCTAATAGCCTCTTTCCAAACAGGAGCCACTCCATAAGCATCCATCGCATACTCATCCAACACAACCCCGTCTAATCCACTTCCAAGAAGGCTGTCTGGTTCCTGCGCCCCTTTGAGTTCTATAACTGCATGGTTTGGCAGCTCTATAATTAAATTATTCTGTTCTATCCTACACTTGTCCTGCCACCATTTAGGAAAAAGCCTAATCCTAGATATTAATAATCTCCATGCAATATTCTTTGCCTGCCTATAAGTAGGGGCAACATACCAATATAAACCGTTGGGGTTCTTTAACGCCTCCGATAAAAGAATTATTATGGAAAGAAAAGTTTTACCTCCTCTCCTCCCACAGACTATTACTTTAAACCTAGCATTAGATTTTAAAATCTCCTGCTGCCCCGGGTGAGGAGCTTCTGTTACTTTTCCGTTTTTATGTACTGTGTGCCATAGGTTAACATTAATTGCCATTTTTACCCTCCTCTACAGAAAGCCCACCATTAACAATAATCT